TGTATTTCTTCCAACAGATCTTTGTTGTTGAGATAGTTTATTTTTTTCATTGAATTCCTTTCTAATTAGCCTTCATTATAAACTACATACTTAATTATGTCAATAAATACTTAATATATTACAAATATGTCATTTTTAAAAAAAGTAGCAGGCACAGCAATAGGAGCCATAGCAGGCGCAGGCATAGCCAAAGCCGCCGGCAGCATGTTCAACATGAGCGATGTGCGAGGCAAATCATTGCCCAAAGATGGTATGCCTGATGCCAAAACTTTAACAACAGCCACAGCACTTGCCAAACCAGGCGAAAAAGATTGGAGAGTCAAATTAAGCATTCCTACTTCATTCAAAGACAGCAGATTGATGCTGCCTGTGATGAAAACCGGAGGATTGTGTTTTCCCTACACACCCAGCATATTGATGGCTCACAGTGCTCAATACACTGCTAACAATCCTGCTCACACCAATTACACTTTTAATTCATTCAACTACAGCACAGTGGATCAAATTCAAATCAACGGTGATTTTTATGTGCAAAATAGTGTGGAAGCAGCATATTGGGTATCATGTGTGCATTATTTGAGAAGCGCAACAAAAATGCGTTATGGTGAAGGCAGCTCAGACGCAGGGTCTCCACCGCCTGTGGTGCTGTTGAATGGCTATGGTGATTTTGTTTTTAAAAATGTGCCTGTGATTATCACTAGTTTCAACATAGAGTTGGGCAAAGACTGCGATTACATTCAAACAGGATTATTTCCAGAAGCATTGGGAGACACAGACGAAGGACAATATAAAAGTTTGGCTTGGGCGCCATCAGAAAGTTTGATATCAATAATATTGCAACCTCAATACAGCAGATCTACTATATCTCAATTCAATATGAATAATTTTGTCAATGGCAAATATGTGCAGGGTGAAGGAGGATTCATCTAATGGCTCAGTATCAACCCCACAGTCCTTTTGCCAACACACAAACCGTAAATGACCAATATTTAGATTTGCTCAATATCAGACCCATTCCTGCCACTGCAGATGATGTGTTGTACACTGTGGAGCCACAATACACACACAGACCAGATTTATTAGCTTATGATTTGTATAAAAATACCAAACTGTGGTGGGTGTTTGCACAGAGAAACATGGATGTGATCAAAGATCCAATTTATGATCTAGTGGCTGGTATAAAAATTTATTTGCCGCAAGGACCCAAATTGAGACAAGCCTTAGGAATCTAAAATGTCAATTCCTGATGCATCAACAAACATTAGAGTGATACCAACCACAGAATCTCAAAGAGATGCTGCGGCATTGGGTCAAACATTGGGTCAAAATTTTTATCAAAGAGACACTTTTGAGTCAGACACAGCCACAGTGGACGTGGGAGAATTGTTTCCCAACAAAGTGCCAAACCCTTTGCATCAGTACAATTCATTCAACTGTATTTTTACTTTGGCATGTCTTACTTTGGAAGAGATTAATTTTCCTGCTAGATTACGTCAAAAATCACCTCAAATAATTATAGTGAGAAGTGGTGGCTCTGGGCAATCAAAATTTCTCACGCCCTATGATTTAGATTTCAATGGTGGCACTTCTAACACAAGAACTGCACGTGAATATTTTATTGGTGACGTCAACATCAACACCATGATAGGTCCTCAAGACAAAGGACAAAGTAATGTGACAAAATTAGAATTTACTGTGTATGAACCATACAGTATGGGCACATTTGTCGAAACACTGCGACTGTCTGGATTGAAAGCAGGATTTAAAAACTATATAGAAGCCCCTTGGTGTTTGATTATTGAATTTATAGGTCACACATTGGACAACAAAGTTGAATCAGTCAAAGATGCCTTGGGCAACAGCACTAAACGCATATTTCCTATAAAAATTGGTAATATTGATTTTACTGCGGATCAGGCTGGTGCGCGATACACAATTCAAGCAGTCCCAACAAGTGATATTGCATTGCAGAACAGTACACAAACAATACCTAAAGATGTAAAAATTGAAGGCACGACAGTGCAAGAAATGCTGCAGATAGCATTACAGAACGAATTAAATAAAAATAGAAAAGCAAAAAATAAAAATAAGACTACGCTGGAAGAAATAAATGACGTCATAATAAACTTTCCAACTCAAGAAGCACAAGAAAAACTTAGTCAAAGAACTTCGTATCAAGATGCAGAGTTAGCAGCAACATCCACTGCAGACTTACAAAGAAGTAATATTATTGGCACTGGTGCACAAGTGGTTAGTAGCCCCAATGCCACCAGTTACGTGCAATCCAAAGACAGCTTGAATAATATTGGAAACTCCAAAATAAATCTTACCAAACAACAAAATAAGAATGTAGGCAGCGAGGACGATAATACATTCTATGATAAATTTACAAAACTATCAAAATTTCGTGTAAGAGGCCAAATTCCAAATTTAAGTTTTAAACAGGGCACAACTCTATCTGATATTATAACAAACGTGATATTGCTGAGTGAGTACGGTCAACGGTTGATTCAACCCAGTGATGCCAACGGTTTTAAAACATGGTTCAAGATAGTGCCTAGAGCTTTTTACATAAATGACACAGTGATTGTGGAAAAAAATGGCACCTATCCATTGTTAATAGTAATTGACGTGATAGAACACAAAGTACATGAATCATTGTTTGCAAAAATTAATAAAAAAACTCAAACAGAAAATTTTAACAAGTTTGTAGTGAAAGAATATGATTATCTTTTTACTGGTAAAAATCTAGATGTATTAAAATTCGATATTCAAATCAAAGCCAGTTTCCAACAACAGTTGCCCAGCGATCAAGCCAACTCTAAAGAAGATCCTAATAAAAAAACAAAAAATGAAGGAGAAAAAAAAGAAACTTCAGCAGACGATAAGGCTGGTGATGCTGCAGCACAAGGTGTAGGCACAGGTAAACTGACTGCAAATTTCTATGCAAGTCCTCGCAGAAAAAATTATGAAGCACTGGGTGAACTTACTACAGAACAAAGACTGAATTTAGAATTCCACGATATGATAATGACTGGCAACATTAGTTTAGTAGATACCACAATTGAATTGCTAGGTGATCCATATTTTTTAGCTGACAGCGGACTGGGTAACTATTATTCAACTGTGGACAAGGATCCACGCACAGGACAAAAGAAATTTATAAACAAAGATGGCAGTGCCGAACCTACTTTTAGCGGCATATATTGTGTGGTGAATTTTAGAACACCCATAGACTATACGTCCAACGGAAACATGGTGTTTAAAGGCACAGCCAACGATCTTAATAAAAATTTTGTGCAGTTAGATGAATTCAGTGGAGTGTATAAAGTAAATTTCGTGGACAATATTTTTACAAACGGAACCTTTACACAAAATTTGAAATTAATAAGAGTACTAAATCAAGAAATCACAGGCAAAAGCACCAGCACAACTTCTTTGGGCCAGCCAATCTATGGTGATACAGAAGGTGGTGCCCCAAATATTGACGGGACAGGAGCATAATGTTTTCAATTGATCGCAGAAGCAGCCCCAACAAACAAAGCTCAATAAAGGATTCAGGTCCTTACGAAGCCAGAATCACCAGTCACCTGGATGGCAAATACATGGGCACACTGGAGGTGGAGTTGCTGAGATCTGTGGATCCTGGCATGGACTCATTGGAAGCTAATCAGCGTGTACAGGTAGAATATCTTAATCCTTTTTACGGTGTGACCAACTATGCAGGAGTGACTAAAAATACAGATTATGCCAGTAGCCAGCAGAGCTACGGCATGTGGTTTATTCCGCCAGACATCGGCAACATAGTGCTGGTGATATTTGTGGAAGGCAATATCAATAAAGGCTATTGGATTGGTTGTGTACAGGCAGAAAATCAAAATTTTATGATTCCTGATGGTCGACCTGCAACCACTTTCACTGACACCACAACCAATTTAACAGACATTGGGAAGAAACTACCAGTGGGTGAATACAACAAAGAATTGTTGATTAACAGTTTAAATTTAATAGATGCTACAAAAAATTTAAAGCCTATTAATACAGATTTTAAAAATATTTTAAAAAATCAAGGATTATTAACAGATGAAATCAGAGGATTAACCACCACCAGTGCCAGACGTGAAACACCCAGCAGTGTGTTTGGAGTCAGCACTCCAGGCCCATTGGACAAACGCGGCAATGCTCGAGGCAAAGGTGGCAGATATCATTCAAGATTGGGTGGCAGCAGCATTGTGATGGATGATGGTGACGATAAATTTTTACGTAAGACTTCCGCTGCAAAAGGACCCTCAGAATATGTGAATAAAAACATAGACATAGTTACTCCAGCAGATGAAACCATACCTCACAATGAGTTGGTGCGTATTAGAACACGCACAGGACATCAAATATTGATGCACAATTCAGAAGATTTGATCTACATTGGCAATGCAGCTGGTACCACCTGGATCGAAATGACTGCCAACGGCAAGTTGGACATATTTGCGCAGGACAGTGTGAGCATACACACGCAGACAGACTTTAATTTCAAAGCAGACAGAGATGTCAACATCGAAGCAGGACGCAGTGTCAACATCAAGGCCATGAGCAGTATTACTGAAGAAACATTGGGCAGTCATAGAATCACAGTAGGCAGCAATCAAACCATCACAGTGGCAGCCAATCAAACCATATCTGTGGGCAGCACCAATCATTATGCAGATGGCAATATTAATCTGGACACAGGTGGAGTAATTAACCTCAACAACAACAAAGCAGTGAAGACAGAGCCAACTCCATTGAGCACACACACCAATCCAGGTGAAAGCAGTGGCAACATCATGAAACGTGTGCCTCAGCATGAACCATGGCCACATCATGAAAATTTGAACCCTGACAATGTGAAAACATCACGCACTGATCGGACCACCATTGAGCAGATACCCAACACAACCTTGTCGGGCATACCTGACGCATTTAAAAAATAAATAATTTTATGCCATATTTTACTATTCCAGCATCAATCACCAGCAGCATAGAAGCAGCCACCACAGCAGCCACAGATTTGGTCAACGTGGGTGGTCAAGCCTGCGACCTATGCGGTACATTGGGAGCCACAGTGGGTGGAGACGCCATTGCATTGGCCAAAGAAGCGGAAAAGAAAATTCAAGAAACTATTCCTAAAATAGCAGGCAATGTGGGAGCTCTAAAAGGAGCATTGAATGATTTGAGTCCTCTGCTAGATCAGGCTGAAAAAGCATTCGATGGATATTTTGCAGGAGGCGGATTTCAAGGCGTGCCTTCATTGCCTAGTTTACCTTCATTGCCTAGTTTAGAAAATCTTCCTGGAGGATTTCCTTCAGTGCCAGGTCTGCCTGGTGTGGACGGCAGTATTCCATCCTTGCCCAGCCTACCTCCTGCTTTGGCCAGTCTTCAATCCAGCATCACAGGTGCCATGACAAGTTTTGGAGCCACAGCAGCAGGCATTACTTCTGCCATCACAGCCAAGGTGGGAGATGTGGCAGCATCTGTGGAGGCTCTAATACCTCAGTTAAGTTTGGCAGTGCAAACATCCTCTGCTGGAGGATGCAGTGGAATTATGAATCAATTGAATTCGTTGGGCAGTGACCTTGTGCCTGCTTTTGATGCTATCAAAACTCAAGTGCTGACTCAGTCGATTCCCAGTTTAGAACCACAAGTGATGGGACTGTTGGATGCTGCTAAAAATATGGCTGAATCTGCAGCCACTCAATTCACAGCCAATCAATCAGCTATCGAATCAGCAGCAGATGCTATGAAAAACAATTTGACATCACAACTTGCAGGAATAGGAATATAAACAAATGTCCAGAGGCATTGCACGCATTGGAGACAGAACACAAGGTACCTGCTCTCACCCCAGTCATTTGGCTCCACTGAACACCGGTGGCACCATCATCACTGGATCCAGCAAAGTGGTGTGTGATGGCAACAGATTAGCAGCCACACTGGGTGATGAAATCAAAACTGATTGTGGACATACAGCCTACATTATCACTGCTACCAGCAAAGTGTTCATAGGACACAAGGCACAGATGGTGGCTAGACTGGGTGATCTGATAGATGATGGTGCACCTTACTCAGCAAAAATAATCACAGCTTCTAATAAGACGTTCCCACAGGGATAATAAATATATATATGAGCACACAAGAAAAAAAATTATACAAAGACATCACATTAAAGTCAAAAAAAGCCTACACTCAGGCATCTGGACCCAGAGCCTACAGAGGCATCAGCACAGTGGATCCCAATGCTACCAGTTTCAACCTGTATGATGTTGCATTGATTAGGCAGGACATATTGAATCATTTTCACATACGTCAAGGAGAAAAACTGGAAAATCCTGAGTTTGGCACCATCATTTGGGACAGTTTGTTTGAACCCTTGACAGAAATGATTAAACAACAAATTATTGATAATGTGACCACCATAGTGAACTATGACCCTAGAGTGCAGGTAAATGGTGTAACTGTTGACACCTACGAAAGTGGCATACAAATACAGTGCGATCTCACCTATCTTACATACAATATATCAGAAAGTCTGCGTTTAAAATTTGATGAAAAACTGGGTTTAATCAGCTAGAATTAACAGAGCATTTAATCAAACCTAATAAATAACTTCATATAACGGAGATATATGTCATCCACAGATAGATTGAATAAATTATTGCTGGCAGAAGACTGGAGAAAGGTCTATCAGAGCTTTAGAAACGCTGACTTTACCAGCTACGATTTTGACAATCTTCGCAGATCCATGATTGGATATCTGCGTCAAAATTATCCAGAAGATTTCAATGACTATTTAGAAAGCAGTGAATACCTTGCCTTGATTGATTTGATTGCTTTCTTGGGACAAAATATTGCTTTTAGAATTGACCTCAATGCTAGAGAAAATTTTATTGAATTAGCAGAGCGCAGAGAATCTGTGTTGAGACTGGCTAGACTGCTGAGCTACAATGCCAAAAGAAATCAGTGTGCCAATGGACTTTTAAAAATGCAATCAATTTCCACTACAGAAGGAATCATTGACAGCAACAATGTGAACATTGCCAATCAAACCATAATATGGAATGATACCAGTAATCCAGATTGGTATGAGCAATTTATAAAAGTAATGAATGCTGCACTACCAGTCAACACCAAAGTGGGTCGTCCCAACAAAAAAGACACAGTGGATGGTGTTCCTGTGGAACAATATCAATTCAATTCTAATTTACAGGAAACTCCAGTGTTTACTTTTTCCAAAAGCATAGACGGAAGAAACACACAATTTGAAGTGGTATCAGTGGATGTGAATGCAGGCATCGTTGAAGAATTGGCGCCATTACCCACAAATAAATTATCTTGTTTGTACAAAGATGATGGCAAAGGATACTCCAGCAGCCACACAGGATTCTTTTTTCATTTTAGACAAGGTGTACTGCAGCAAGGGGATTTTAATGTGGCACTATCCACACCCAACCAAATAGTGAGCATTGATGCTGACAATATCAATCAAACTGATGTATGGCTTTATTCTCTGAACAGCAACAAAGTAGAACAAGAATTATGGACCAAAGTTAGTGCCACAGAGGGCAACAATGTGATTTACAACAGCACTGCTAAAGGTATTAGAAATATTTACAGTGTGATTACTAGAACAGAAGACAGAATCAATCTGCAATTTGCAGATGGAACTTTTGGCAATTTACCCAAAGGCGGGTTCAGAGCCTATTATAGAGTGAGTGATAACAGACAATTTAAAATAGTGCCAGCCGATATGGCAAATATAGAAATTCAAGTGGACTATCTCAGTGCATCAGGCAAAACTGAAACACTCACCATTGCTATGTCATTGCAATACACCATTGACAATGCCAGCAATTCAGAAACCACAGCATCTATAAGAAGCAATGCTCCATCCACTTATTACACTCAAAACAGAATGATTACAGGTGAAGATTACAATGTGGCTCCATTGTCAACCAATCAAGAAATTATTAAAGTTAAGTCAGTTAATAGAACCAGCAGTGGAATTTCAAGATATTTTGACCTGTTAGATGCCACCAGCAAATACAGCAGCACTAACATATTTGGCAATGATGGAATCATTTACAAAGAAAGAATAGACAACAGCATCACGTTCAGTTATGTCAGCAGAACAGACATAGAAG